ACCAAACCCCAAGGGTGCGATCTAATCAGGTGCTGACATGGCTTTCGATGTAATTACCCCTGTTAAATTAGGCCAAGCCGCCATCACGACAGGCGTTACTACGCTTTACACAGTGCCAGCAGCAACTAGAACTTTGCTCAAAGAATTCAGTATTGCCAACACAACAGCCGCAGATATTAATGTAAGAGTATTTTTAGTTCCATCAGCAGGCTCGGCTGGAACTGCAAATGCTTTTCTTTACGATGTGCCTGTACCAACTGCCAACGCCTTGCAATATAACGGTATTGAAGTGCTTAATGCTGGTGACAGCATCCAAGTGCAAGCTGTTTCAACAGGTTTGACAATCATTGCCAGCGGTGGCGAAGCCACATAAGGAGTAGACATGACAGTCACAGTAAAAGTTTTAATTCCAGCAAAACAAGCTGAAAATACTCAGACAACGCAATATACAGCCACTAATTGCAAAACCATAATTGACAAATTCACAGCCACCAATACAACGGCAGGCAATGTAACTATCAGCGTCAATTTGGTTACTGCGGCAGGCAGTGCAGCTACATCAAACTTGATTGTGGATACCCGAAGTCTTGCGCCTGATGAGACTTACACATTCCCTGAACTGGTCGGGCAAGCACTTGAACCAAGTGGGTTTATTTCAACCATTGCAAGTGCAGCCACATCATTAACCATCCGAGCCAATGGGCGTGAAATTACTTAAGGAGTAAAAAATGAAAGACTTTATGATGATGCCCAAGGGTTTCATGGGCTTGCCAAGCGAAGAAGAGTTTTTAACCGTTGCTGAGAATAAAGCCAATTTTACGATTGCAGTAAAAGATTGGCACTATGGACCAGAAGAACCCAGCAACGACCCAAAGGCAAATCCTGAGTTTTATGATTCACTGGCAGAGGCCATGCAGTGTGACGCAAAAGACGCAAGGCGCAAGCATTGCTCAAACTGTGGGTATTACGACAACAGTTTAATGACCCAAGTGAGAATTGAACGAATCCCTATGGCTGGGTACGACACAGGTTATGGTTATCGTGGACATTGCGAAAAGCTGAACTTTATTTGCAACGATATGCGGGTTTGTCAGGCTTGGGAAGATGACGAAGAAGAAGAATATTGACCTTTTGTCAATTTGTGCGAAAATCAATCCGCTGAGTTATGGCATCCAGCGGCCTGCCCTAATTAGGAGTTGTGCATGACCAATGGACTGCGAGAGAACCTGACAAAGGTTTTTATGCTGCCCCAGCCAGCCATTGAATGGCTGCTGATGGTGTATGACGCAATCCAAGTCTTTGATGATGTAGCGGATGGTGATCCAGTAGGGCGTGAAGACCTAAATGCGACCATTTGGAATACGCTTGTGGGCATGCATCAAAACGCATTTTTTATCGCAAACAGCCACCATTTAACACCTTTGCTGGCGACAATGATTCTTAAGTGGCAAGCATCAGATACGGCAGAGCGTGATGGGCAAGCAAATGCCAAATCTTTTATGTGGCGTGCTGGTTATTACGATTTGGTTTTGATGGCTGTTTCGCTTGTGCATGGTGCTGGTTTTGCCACACTTCATGGTCATCATGTGATGGCTTTATATGGCGAAACTTTTGAAGATTACATGAAGGAGTTTGGCAATGCCTGATCCAGTCACAGCCCTAACAGTAGGTGCTGGTTTCTTAAGCAGCAGTATGCAAGCCGATGCAGCGACTGAAGCAGCAAGTGTCCAAGCTGGCGCATCAGAAGCTGGAATTCAAGAACAGCGCAGACAGTTTGACTTAATGCAGAATTTACTAAAGCCATATATAGCGGCTGGTGTTCCTGCGATTCAAGGCTTAGAGCAGTATGCAGCAGCAGGCCCAAAAGCATTTGAGCAACAGCAGGCATTAGCTGGTTTACTTGGCCCAGATAGACAAAGAGAAGCGATTGCACAAATTGAGCAGGGCGGTGGTTATCAAGCATCTGTGCAAGCTGGTGAAGAAGCTTTGTTGCAAAGAGCATCGGCAACTGGTGGGTTAAGAGGTGGCAATATCCAAGCGGCATTATCTCAATTTAGACCCCAAATGCTTCAACAAGAGATTGAACGGCAATATGGCAGGCTTGGTGGTTTCACTGATATTGGTCGTGAGACACAAGCGAATCTTTTGAAAATTGGTCAATCATCTGCCGCTGGTGTTGGCGCACAAGGCGTAACAACTGGAACAAACATTTCTAATCTTCTTGCGAACCAAGGTCAAGCACTCGCTGGTGGAGCGCTTGGAGAAGCAAGGGCTTTTGGTCAGTTCTTAAACTTGCCTGCACAGCTTGCTGGGTTTCAAGCGGGTAGAGGTGGCACAGTTGAAAGTCCTATTCAATCCCGTATTGCAGGCGGCTATGTTTTTTAATAGGTTAAATCATGGCAACTATTAACCCATTTCAACCACCAATGAATTACGCATCTGATGTGCAAAGCCCGTTTGAGGCGGCACTTGGCGGCTTCAAACTTGGTACTGATGTTGCAACTTTAGAGGCTGCACAGAAAAAACGTGAACTTGAAAACAAGGCATTAGCGCAAGCACAACTACAACAGGTTGAACTTGCAAATTTATACAAAAACCCCAATGCAACAGCCGCAGATTATGAGCGTGTTGCGGCTTTTTTACCTAAAGATCAAGCCGCAATCGTAACGCAAGGATTTGAAAGAAAAACCAAAGAACAGCAACAAAATGACTTGAAATTGGGCGGTCAAGTTTATTCTGCTGTTAAATCAGGGCAACTTGATATTGCAAAACAAATGCTTCAAAACCAAGCTAATGCTTATCGTAATAGTGGTCGTGAAGATGAAGCTAAAGCAGCAGAAGATTCTTTAAATTTAATAAATCTAAATCCAACAGGGGCGCAAGCAACAATTGGTTTATACATGGCAAGATTGCCTGAAGGAGTTAAGTTTCTTGAGGCGGCAGATAAGGCTCTTTCTACTGTTCGTGAAGAGGCGTTGCAACCTTCAAAATTGAAAGAAGCAGTAGCAAAAGCAGATGAAGCTGCAGTTAAAGCTGCCAATGCGGTTGCTACAGCGCCAGATGACATTGCCAAGGCAAAAGCACAAAGACAACTAGAAGAAGCAAAGGCGCAACAAGAAGCTGTTAAAGCAAAGTATGCAGAACGTGAAGCAGTTGATGCCATTGTTAAACGTGCTACAGATTTAGGTTTGACAAAGGCGCAGACAAATGAAGTGCTGGCAAAGACAAAGAAACTTGGAATTGAAACTACAAAAGCAGTTTTAGAGTTGGAAAACTTTAAGAAAACTGGTGGCGCTGATCCAGCAAAAGTTTTTGAGCAAGAAGAAAAATTACGTAAGGAATTTCAGACTCGCACAAAAGTTTATGGTGAACTTGGCACAACTTTCTCCAATATCAAAGCATCATCAGAAGCTAAAACTGGCCCAGGCGATATTGCTTTGATTACTGGATTCATGAAGATGCTCGACCCCGGCTCTGTAGTTCGTGAAACGGAATTTGCAACAGCAAGAGATACTGCTGGTCTTTATGAAAGACTGCTTAACACATCGCAGAAATTGCAAAGTGGTCAATTATTCACATTAGACTCTAAACAGCGTCAAGAATATGTGAACTTGGCACAGCAATATCTAAATGCGGCACAGAAAAAAGCTGCTCAAGACAAAAGGGATTTAAGTGCTGTTGTAACTAATTACAAACTTAATCCTGAGAACGTATTTGGTATAGAAGCCGTTGGCGGTGGCAGAGGTACAGTAAACCCACCAGTACCTGAACAGCGCAATGTAACTGTGGATTATTGATATGCCATATTCAATAACCACCAAAGATGGCATTACGGTTAACAACATTCCTGACAATGTTCCTGCTGATTCGCCTGACTTGAAAGCAAGGGTAGCTGCAATCCGTGCTAAACAACAATCAGTCGCGTCAGCACAAACACCAGCAACACAAGAACCAGCAAAAATGGGTTTTTTGGAAAGCATTGCTGAATCAGTTACTGGGCGTGCTAGAGCAACACCAGAGACACAAGCATTGCCTGAATGGACAACCATGCCAGAACTCAATCAACTGAGTGTTGCATCGTTCAAATCCGCATTAGGTAGTTTGGTGTCCAACCCCAAGGAAACGGTACAGATTTTGCAATCCAATTTTCCACAACTTGGTGTGCGGCAGGATGCAAAAGGAAACTTCATTCTGCGTTCAAGTGTTGACCAAAAAGAATATGTAATACCGCCCGGCTTTTCTGTTGGCGATATACCCCGTGCAGTTGGTGGTGTATTGGCATTTACTCCAGCAGGCAGGGCAACAAGTATTTTAGGTGCGGCTGGCGGCGCTGGATTAACACAATTAGGTATTGAGGCCACCCAAGCAGCAACTGGTGGTGAAATGAACCCTGCAGACATTGCCTTGGCAACTGCCACAGGCCCAGTAGGACAGATTATTCAAAGAGCTGTCCCGCCAGTAGTTACGGCTGTTAAAAAGGCTGTGCAACGTCCAGCACCAGTCCCTACTCAAAGAATAGAACCACAGATGCAAACTGGTGCGCCGATGGATACAGCATTAGCACCTGAAGGTACTGCTGCTGTTCAAGCTGTTGAGGAAGTGGTAACCCCATCTACTGCGCCAACCGTAGCACCAGCCGTTGAAATTACTGAAGAGGAAGTCGGCACTTTGGTAAAAAAAGCGTCAGGCACTGGCTTTGGTTCTACTGCGGCAAGGGACAAATTAGCTGATTTGGCGCAAGTCAATGTGGCGGCAAAAGAAGCCGCAGACCGACTTGGCATCCAACTTCCTGCTGATGTATTCAGCGATAACCCACAAGTAAGGGCGGCGGCTGGGTTGACCCGTTCTGTTGCTGGCGGTGAAGCAGAAGCCGCATGGCGTAACACAGTAACTCAAGCTGTTGATAAAGCAGATGATGCAATCAAACAATTTGATGCAACCTTTGTCGAGGGTGCGGTTGCGCCTGGTGTGGTTTCGCAAAAAATTAAAGATACGCTGACCAAGACTCGTTCAGACCTTAACACTGCGGCAGGAAAAATATATAACTCAGTTGATGAAAAAGTGCCAAAAACAACTGTGGTTGATTTACCAAAACTGCGAGACACACTTGATGCAGTTAAAGCTGAAGTCGGCGATGCTGGAATGTCAATGGCAGAACGTAATTTGTCAAAGATGATTGAAGCTGGCAATGTCACCTATGGTCGATTGAAGCGTGAGAAGCAGTTAATTGGCAATGCAATTAATAAGTTGGAATCACCTTATGGAAGTATGGCTGAAGCTGATTTAAAGCGTCTATATGCGGCTTTAGCTGA